CTTCACCGATCCTCGCGCCATGTACGGCACGCCCGGTGTCTAAACCTACAGAGGGGGCTTCGGCTCCCTCTCCTTAAAGGAGAAAGACAATGGCACAAACGTACTTCGGTTCTACCGTTCGCGCAGGCTCCGGCACGCTGACCGACACCGTCGATGGCGGCTTCATGGTTCTGGCTCAGACCACGACGGCCACCACGGTTGGTGCAGGCACTGCTGTTTCTTCCACCATCACGCTCCCGGCTGAATCTCAGATCATTGATCTGATCGTTGACATGGTGACGGTTCCGTCCTTCGGCACCGCTACCCTGGTCAATGCAACGATTGGCACTGCTGCTGCGGGTACCCAGTACCTGTCGGCAACGGATGTCACTTTGGTTGGCCGGACTGCTTTGGCTTTCACCGCCGCTCAGTTGACTTCCATGTCAAACATCGGCGCGAACCAAAGTGTTGTCTTCACCATCGCTCCTGATGGGACCGTGGCTTCGCAGGGCACTTTCCGCCTGACCGTTGTCTACGCCCAGAAGGTGTAAGGAGGCATCATGGGCCAGTTCAAACCTATGGTCAAAATGATGACCACCGAGCCCTCTATTGAGTTGAAACTCAAGAAGGGTGGCGCCGTTTCTCATCCTAAGAAGATGATGAACGGTGGTGTCATGAGTGGTCTGGCTGCAGCCCCCACTCCTGGTGCCCGCGGTGGTATGGCTCCTGCCATGCGTCCCAAGAAGCCTACGATGGCCGCTCGTCGCGCTGCGATGATGGGCATGAAGGAAGGTGGCGACACCGCTCTGCAAAAGCACGCTGCTATGCCTGCGTCCAAGGCCCACAAGGGTCTGAAGACCGGCGGCGTCGTGATGGGTCAGGGTGGCTTCAAGGAAGGCGGCGCTGTTCCTAAGAGTGGCATCCTGCCGGTGTCCGAGTCTGAGCGTGGTGCGGGTTCTTACAAGAACACCAAGATGCACACCGCTGAAGGCGAACACCACACCCCCAAGAAGACCGGCGAGGTCAAGATGGGGAATGCCGGTGGCTACAAGAAGGGCGGCAAGGCTTGCTATGCCAAGGGCGGCGGCGTTGAAGGCAATGTCTCGACTTCCAAGCCTGGGGTGACCAACACCACCACGGGTGAAGTGAAGAAGGGCAATGCGGGCGGCTTCAAGAAGGGCGGCAGCGCCAAGAAAATGGCGATGGGTGGCCTTTCTGCAGCACGCGGCAAGCCTAGATTTAGTATGGAACCGGAGAAAGAGGGCAATTTCTCTTTTGGAGAAATGTACACCCCTGAGACCCCGGAACCTCCTAAATACAAGAAAGGCGGTACCGCAAAAAAAGCCTTCGCGGCGGGGGGCAGTGTTAACGACTCTGGTCGTCCCGTCGCGTACCCGGCCAAGCCCGTTTCCAAGTCTGTGAAGAACAATCTCCAGTCGGGGACGTTCAAGCACGGCGGCAAGGTCAAGATGGCTGAAGGCGGGAAGATTCCTGCCGAGGCTCAATCTGCGATCAAGCAAGCCGATGCTGAACGCGCTTTCCGCGACTACGAGAAGGCCGAGGCGGCTGAGAACAAGGCTATGCGTGACTCCATCCTTGGGGCACCAAAGCGGATGTTCGAGGCGGCCAAAGGTCTCTTCAAGGGCAAGGAGGCTCCTTCTGGAAGTGTGACCAAGACTGAGAAGTCTGTAACTGTCACCCCTTCCAAGAAGCGGGGCGGATCGGTAAAGTGCTGAAAACGAGCGGGGGCTTCGGCCCTCGCTTTCTTTGATTGTGGAGAGTTCACATGGGAACTTATTCTTCTGCCACCCGCCAAGGTGCCTACGAGCCATTTGAACTGCAAGTAGCCCGTGGGCAAGTTGATGGACACAAAGCCTTATTTAAATTTGGCATCAACGGAGCCGTAGGAACATCAGTCGAAACTGTTTGGGCTGAAGGTGGTACATATGTGTACCCCGCTTCTGCCACTGTAATGAAAATTTCCAGTTCAAGCGCAGACGATACTTCTGCTGGAACTGGCGCAAGGACAATTGCTATTTTTGGACTTGACGCCAATTACAATGAAATCAGCGAGTCAGTAATTCTTGACGGACAAACCGCAGTCAACACCGGTAACAGTTACTTGCGGATTCTTAGAATGTATGTGACCACAGCAGGTTCTGGAGCAACTGCCGCTGGTACTATCTACGCCGGTACAGGCACTGTCACCTCTGGCGTACCTGCAACCGTCTACGGCATGATTGCACTTACCTCGAACCAGACACAAATGGCGTTCTGGACAGTACCGGCCGGTTATACCTTCTATTTGATGGGTGTTTACTACTCATCTGCAAATTCAACCGCAAACGCATCGACCAACTTTCAGTTGATTGAACGCCCACTTAACGGTGTGTTTAGAATACAAAGTTCTGCGCGTACCGCCGGTAACGGAGACTTTGTGCTTGACCTGCACACACCTGTTGCCTTTCCTGAAAAGACAGACATTGAGATTAGGGCAGTTGCCTCAGCCGGGTCCTCAAACGTATCTGCTGAGTTTGAAGGCATCTACATTAAGAACCCTGATTAATCATGCCCGCCAAGTCAAAAGCCCAATTTAGGCTAATGAAGGCGGCGGAGCACAACCCCGAGTTCGCCAAGAAGGTGGGCATTAGCCCGAAAGTTGCTGCTGAGTACACGCAGTCCAACGTGAAAGGACGCTCTTATGGTCACCTCCCTCTTACAAAGGCTAAAGGCGGCCCTTCTCTCTCTGTGGGAAAAGGTGAAAAACTTCCGGTCTCGCAAGGCGCAGGACTGACCCAAAAGGGTCGGGAGAAGTACAACCGCGAGACGGGCAGCAATTTGAAGGCTCCGCAGCCTCAAGGAGGGGCTCGGAAGGACTCTTTCTGCGCCCGGATGCGTCCGATTGCCGAGAAAAGTGAGCCTGGAAGCCGCGCAAGGGCTTCTATGAAGCGTTGGAAGTGCTCAGGCTTCTAAAGGAGACTCCATGGCCTACTCTGACGCCTACGGACAGGTCTACAACGTCCAAACTTTGATCGATCACGGGGCCAGAAGGTGCGGAAAACTGGCCGAAGAACTGACTTCTGAGCAGGTTTTGAGTGCTCGGGAGTCTCTTGGCTTCGTTTTGACGAACTTGATTAACATTGGCATCCAATACTGGGCCATTGAGAAGAAAGTCTTCGGTCTGACCCCCGAAAACTACATCTACACCCTTCCAACGGGTGCAAATGACGTTCTCAATGCCCTGTATCGCACGATGCAGCGCCCAAATGGGTCTTACACGACCTCCGCAGGGGGTACGGTGGCCTTTGTTGGCGACTCCAACACCGCAACCTACTGCCAACAGACCTCCGCCAACGGCAACATCTCGATCAACTTCGGCACGGACAACCCAATCTACGCCGGATCGATCGGTTTGCTGCCTTACATCGCAGGCGGCGGGTCTGGAACGTGGAATCTGACCCTGGAATACAGCACTGACGGCCTTTCCTGGTCCACTTTGGAGGATCTGGGGGCTACTGCGGTGCGGGACAACGAATGGATCTGGACGGACATCAATCCTGGCCAGAGCGTCCAGTATTACCGTGTTCGGGCCTACGGCGGCACGACCCTGGCTCTGCGTGAGTTCTGGGTTGGCAACATGAGCCAAGAAATCACGATGTCGCGCCTGAACCGGGACGACTACACGAACCTGCCCAACAAGAACTTCACGGCCAATCAGCCCTACCAGTTCTGGTTCAACCGCACGGTTCCTGATCCGCAGATCTACCTGTGGCCAGTGCCTTCTGACCCCTTCGTTCAGATGACGGTCTGGTACTCCAAGCAGATCATGAACGTGGGCGACCTGACGGACGAGTTACAGATCCCGCAGCGGTGGTACCTTGCTGTGGTCAATATGCTTGCCCATCAAATGTCCCTGGAACTGCCCGCGGTAGATATTGGAAGAATTACATATTTAGAACAGCAGGCAGAGAAATATCTGGCACTTGCAGAAGCAGAAGAAAGAGATAAATCTCCTATATATTTTAGCCCGAATATTTCGGTATATACACGATAATATTTGGAGATTAAATGCCAGTATTTCTCAATACCCTAGGTAACGCATCTCTTGCAATATTCGTGTGTGATCGTTGCAAGATGAAGCGTCCTTTGGACGAGCAGATGTCGGATCACAACTTCCCTGGTCTGAAGGTGTGTCAGCAGGGCTGTGCTGACGAGAAAGACCCCTACCGGCTTCCTGCGAGAAAAACTGAGCGCATCAACCTGCGTTTTCCCCGTCCGGATGTGTCTGTTGCACTAGACCCCAACAACCTTGTGACGGACAATGCAGGCGACTACATTGTCTCGACCGAGGGCAACACAGACACGCCCGAAAACAACGGCAACCTCGACGGAATTTCGGTGACACCCAATGGCTAATCAAACCATCACCCAACTCCCGGATGCGGGGCCAATAACGGGCACTGAACTCGTTCCGATCGTTCAAAACGGCGGGACGTACAAGACCACGACCGCGGCGATTGCCAACAGTCCGACCCAGACTCAGACTTTTCTGACGGTCAACAACGAGCCGACTCTCAACAACAGTCGGTACTTCTCGACGGACGCGAACTTCAACCTGTCCGATGGCGGAGCCCAGTCGTTCTTTCGACTGAATCTCGCAGGAGCCCCCGCAAGTCTTGCCGCCTCTGGCAATGGCATTCAGGTAAAGACGAGCAGCACCACCCTGACGGGCAGAACCCTAGCCTCGGCGACCACGGGCCTGTCCATCGCCAACGGTGACGGGATCTCTGGCAATCCGACCTTCTCCCTGACCGGGAATGTCCTGTCTCTGGCCAACGCCTCAGGAACGGGTCTATTGGCCCTTACAGGCCCTTCTGCCGTTACCTTCAGGTCTATCCAGGGAACGGCCAACGAAATCACCGTAGCGGACGGCACGGGAGTTTTTGCTGATCCGACGATTCGTATTGCCGACAACCCGGTAATTCCTGGCGTTGCATCGATGAAGATCCCCGCGGGGAACACGGCGCAGGAGCCTGCGGGATCTGATGGCGAGATCCGCTTCAATACCGACACCGGGACATTTGACGGCTATGCCTCGGGATTTTGGCAGTCGTTCTCTCTGACGGGTGGTTTGACATCCTTCAGTGCCGGCTCTACGGGTTTTACGCCGTCTGTTCCCACGAGTGGCGCGATTGTCCTTGGCGGCATCCTTAACCCGGCTTCTGGCGGTACGGGCGTCAACAACGGGACTTACACGACCACTCTGGGGGGCAACCTCCAAACGGGTGACACGTTCTCGACCACGGGCACGTTCTCGACGGGCGGCGCCTTCTCTACGGCAGACGCATTTTCGACGGTCGGGGCATTTGGCATCACGCTGACTGCTACCGGGGCAACGAATGTGACGCTGCCCGTAACGGGCACTCTGGCCACCTTGGCCGGCGCTGAGATCTTTACCAACAAGACGATCGACGGCAACACCAACACGCTGTCGAACATCGGAAATTCAAGCCTGGTCAACTCATCCATCACCGTCAACGGTGTGGTGATTTCCCTGGGCGGATCTGGAACGATTACGGCAAGCACCACTGCTGCGTTGACCGCCGGAACGGGCCTGCAGTTCAACTCCGGGTCTACCTTCGATGGCGGCACTGCTAAGACGATCAGCATTGACTCGTCTGTCGTCACCCTGACGGGATCTCAGATCCTGACGGGCAAGACCATCAGCGGCAACGACAACACGCTGACCAACATCGGCAACGGGTCGCTGTCCAACTCGTCGATCTCGTTCACCTACTCTGGCGGCATCACCGGAACGGCTTCCGTCTCCCTGGGCGGGACAAACACTCTGTCCCTGTCCAACATCCCGAACTCTTCGCTGCAGTACAGCAGCATCACGCTCGGGACGACAAGCATCGCTTTGGGAGGCACAAGCGCCACCCTGGCGGGCCTGACATCGGTCTCAGTGACTCAGCCCCCGACTACTGCGCTGCAACTGGCCACTAAGCAGTATGTGGACGATGCGGTTTCTTCTGGCATCACAATCCATAGTCCGGTGCGGGTGGAGACCCCGACGGCTCTGAACGCCACCTACACGCCCGGCGGAACATCGGTAACGGTCACGGACATCACGGGTGGGACAACCCTGACCTTCTCCTCGTCGCCGAGCCTGTCTGTCAACGACCAGATCGTCTTCTCCTCGTCGTCCAACGGGATCGTTGCGGGAACTGCGTACTACGTCTATTCCGTACCCGCGGCAAACCAGGTCACGCTCTCGCTGTCCTATAACGGCCCCGAGATCACGACCTTTACCAACGGCACGGGTCTGACGATCGGCGGCCTGGTCAACGCAGGCGTTGGCGCGACG